TAGCCATTTGAAGACTTGACTTTTACTTTTCCAACAAATTCAGGATTTCCATCTGCATCCCATTTGATGTTCCCATTGGCAAGCTGCCCGGAACCATCCTCATTCAACAGTATCTTGCCATTGGCTATTTCAACTTTTCCCCGGAAATATCCGCCCAAAGCATAGATATATCCTCTCAAGAATACATCACCGCCATGAGTGGCAACGAAGTTTGCCATGTTCGCCCATTCTTCATCGGTAGGTTGATAATTCGGATCATTTCGAAACCTCATCACGG